TAGAATGTCATACTTCTCATCTGGAACATCAATGTAGTGCTCTTCAAATAGAGACTTGAGTCCAGAAATGAAATCTTCTGCGATTTCGCCTTTGAGTCCACGCTCAATTGCGATTTCGTTTTCTTTCATCCACTCTTCTACAACATAGTTCATGTAGTTGTCAACCTTTTCAGTCAACTCATCTTGAACTCTGTTGATTTCTTCAGCGATTTCTTGAGTTTTTTCCATCTCAATTCTTTCGACTTCAGAACGGAGTTTCGACTTAACAGCGGCTTCAAAGATTGTCGCTGCCTTGTCCTTAAATTCTTCCGATAGTTCCTCATCTTGTGTAAGAGCAGAAACATCATCAGATACATCTACAGATGCAAGACGGTCATCAAGAGTAGACTCTTCAACCTTTGCTTCGGCCTTTTCGTCTTTCTTCTCTGAATGATAATCGTCATCCATCATCTTCTCATATGCAGCCTTGAGTTCAGTTGCTTTCATGCCTTCCATCTTCTTGATTTTCTCATACATTGCGTTGATCATTTCGGCCTTTGTCATACGAGCTTCTTCTAGTTCCTCACCATCATGGTCGACTTGGTCGCCTGCGGCAAGGGGTTCTTTGATTTTAGTGGCTTCAGTGTCGCCTCCAGCATCCTTAGCACCTTTGGTTTGAGCGTCTGTTGCCTTCTTCATCTTGTCACCTGCTTTTGCAGATCCAGATTCGGCCTCAGGCTTATCTTCACCAGCACCGCCAAGGTCTTGAACTTCACCCTCCACTTTATCCATTGATTCACCTTTAGCGGCACCCTTCTTAGGGGCGTCATGTGCAGCTTCTTCAAGCTCAGCAGAAACTTCCGCTTCTAGTTCCTCAATTGTCTTGTCTAGTTCTGACATTGGGATTTCTCCTTGAGTTTTGTTATCTTTACATATTTATAATGATTAAAGTTTTGACAAGAATTTTGCAAATGCAAGAGCGGAAACATTTGCCTGTTTCTGTCTTACACCTTCATTAATCTCATCTTTGATTCCAGCAATCTCAACTTCTTTGAGAATACCATTATCCCACACCCATTCCTTTCCTTCCATAATACCCTCAACGAAGGCCTGAGGAGCAGAAGGGTCTGCAACGATATCTGCCGCAGTTGCGAGATAGAAATCGTCTTTCACATAATTTGCACCACCTTTGGATTCTAGTGAACCCATGCCTCTTGAAGAGACACCAAGTTTACCACCATCCTTGATTAGTGCTTTCGCAATTTCCCCCATAGGAGTAGACAAAAGTTTTGCCTCACCAACGAAGTTCTTTCCATCAGCCTCAAGTTTTGTGATCATGTGCGAAACTCTGTCAAGATTGACAGTTGGGCCCTCTGGGTGTCCGAGTTCCCCAAACGCACGACCTTCGGCAACAAATTCTTTATTGTAACGGTCGACTTCTTTCTGAAGAACACCCATTGGGTATACTCTACCGTTACGATTCTTTTGATCCGCCTGCATAAAGATGCCACGGATTTTCATTTCTTTACCACCACCGTCTTTATCTTCAGTGATGTATTCTACGTCTTGTATCTGTTCTGCAATAAGTTTCATTTCAATCCCCTTATGCGTGATGTGCTACTGGTGTAAGTTTTACATCGGTAGAAGCAGCAAACACCTTATCTGCGTGTTCTTTTACAACCATATGAGATGCACCAGCGCCTAAGTGAAATGAACCTTGTGTTACATTTGAAGAATTACAAACAGTAACTAACTGTGCAGCTGAATTAGTGTTTATGCAATAAACAAGAGTTGCACCATCAAAGGCGGCTCCAGATCCAGCAGTTGTTGCGGCGCTTACTGCACTTCCTAATAGTTTTAGTTTCATAGTTCTTTTCCTAAATTGATAATACTTCTGCCTCAAAATAGTCCATTATTTTCTTTGGCGGAACTTTGAACTGTTTTGAAACTTTTGTAATTGTTTTGTCAAAAGTATTTAGGAAATCTGAGGGTTTACTCTCCATTTCCTTGAAAATAGCGTCAACAGCATCCTTCATCTTAGGGGATAGTTTTTTATATTCCCTAGACTGTTTATGCTCATCCTTTTCTGGAAGTTCTTGTGCGAACTGAGAAAAAGGTTTACTCACTATCTTCTACCTCTGGTACATGGTGTGTTACGAATGTTTTCGCAACTTCCTGTCTTTTTGTTTCTAGTGCATCACCAACCTTTGTGGCTAGAGCGCTTTTGAAGTGTTGTTCTGCATCTAGGTTGTCGCCGGTTGCGATTGAACCAACAAAGTCTTTTACTGAGTCCATCATTTATCTCCTTGTGTGGGGTCGTTCTGGGCATAGAAATCACCATCGTCTGAACCCATTTCACCACCACCTTCATCTTTTATTTGGTTTTCAATTTCTTCAATTTCATCGTCTGTCATACGAAGAACATTTTTGCGTACATACTCTTTTGAGAAATATGTACCGACATAACTTTCGATTTGTCCGAGCATATCAATACGGTTCTGTAGAATTTCTGCATTTTTGAGTTCCGTAAAGTGTCCGTCTTGCATATAGTCAAACTGGATATGTTCCTTGAATGTATCCCACTCTTCAGCCGCAATCACACCCTTGAGGATAAGTTGTGTCTTTAGAACGTCAAGGAGTAGAACTGAGAACTTCTTACGAAGTTTCTGTACGAATTTAGTAAACTTCAGTTCATCTCTTGTAATGTTATCAGAACGTCCGATAGAGAATTGTGATTCTGATTCCAATCTAGAGATTGGTACATTAAGTGAACGGTAAAGTTTTTTCTGGAAATAGGTAATGTCATCAATCTCACCTAGATTTGAACCGCCAGGCAAGGTTGTGATTTCTGTACCTCTACCACCTTCTCTACGAGGTAGCCAGAAATCTTCCAACATTGACATATGATTTCTATCGTCACGAATTTCACCAGTTCGTGCATCATACACCAACTTGTTACGATAACGATTCATCACATCTTTTAGGTATGCCTCTGCTTTTACTTTCGGCAAGTTACCAACATCAATGTAGAAGATACGTCTTTCAGGCGCACGAGAGATACGATAGATAACCAACGCATCTTCAATCATACGCAACTGATTGACAGGTTTAATTGCTTTGTTTAGATATGAGAGAACTGTACCCTTGTGCATATCGACAAGTCCAGAAGGACAATACGAAATAGAGTCAGCAGTAATACGAATACCAGAAGTTGTTCCTGTGTTTTGATCTAGGCCCTTATCATTATAAAGATAAAAGTCCTCTACCTTCTTCACAAGGTCAAGTCCTGTCTTTTCGTCTTTCTCTTTTCTCTGTTCCCTCACCTTTTTGATTTTGCGAGGGTCAATATATCTAAGTTCTTGAATACCTTTTCTTGGTGATTTCCTGTCGATAATCTTGTGATAGTAAATTCTACCATCAACATACCACCGTCTGAAAATGTCATGTCCTTTGGCACTGAAGTCCATCAAACGCAACACTTCATCAAACTCATCTCTGATTTTCTGTTTGATGTTTGGGGATACGTCTAGTTGATCGAGGGAAAGTGAAACAGATTTGTCTCTTTCATCAGAGACAATTGCTTCGTTTGCGATATCTTCAATTGCACTGTCACACTCTGGTTGTTGTGCAATATCTCTATATCTACGAATTAAGTCAAGTTCGTTTCTGTCACGGCCATCCATATCAAGAATGGACGCATAGTGTCCACCGCCTGATACGATGTCAAGAGTTCCATCGTCAGTAGAGGGAGCAGTGAACCCATCACTACCCCCACTCTGATTTGCTCTCGTGATTTTGAAACCAAAAAGTTCCGCCATACTATAATACTCCTAGTTTTACCCAACTATTTAGTAGGTTTGTAAAACTGTATTATACGCCGGCATTAAATGACGTATAACGCCAAGTAATCTCAAAGGTTTCGATTTCACTTGCAGTGTCCATATTCAAGTCAATCGCACTGATTGCTGTTGGCCAACAACTAGTTAGAGTGTACTGTTTTAGAACAGCATCATCTCTGTCAAGTTGCTGTACAACCATGTCAGCAGTATATTCAGTAACATTAGTAACACCAGTGTTTGTCTGAAGGTCGTTAATACCATTCATCCATCTTTCGATACCGTTTCTGATTGCGAAGTCAGTATCGTTAAGAACTGTTGTTGTCCATGTTTCAAATTCTCTATCACCAGCAAGATACAACTGACGCCCTCTGAATTGTACAGGGATTTCAGTAATAGTCTGGCCAGGAAGAGCCGCTGATCTAATCATAAATTGTGCGTTTGCAGCAATAAGTCCAGTTGCAATTCCAGATGGTGTATTCAGAATAACTCTGAATTGGTTAGCTCTTGCACCGCCACCGATAAGTTGAGCTTTGAATTGATCAATTGTTGCCATTTCCCTCTCCTTATCCTGCTATCTCTGAGAACTCGACACCAGTTCTGACTGCAATGAAGTTTAGTCTAATGAAGTTAATGGAACGAGCTGGTTTGATGTAAATGTCTCCAACAAACTCGTTTCTGTCGATAACCTCACCAGTGTTATTTGTTTCGTCACAAACTACTTGGAAGTCTGTAAGGCCTCTTCTACCTTGTACATCTCTCAAGAAAGGTTCTACCCAGTTTTTGAATTGTGCTCTTGTGAACTCATCGTTGAATTCAAAGAGTTGGAACTTGGCTGCATTTGCAATTGCTTTCTCAAGAACAAGGAATAGTCTACGCACGTTAATTCTGTCGAATGCAGAAGGTCTTGATAACGCAGTCTTGTCACCAAAGAGAATTGTACCCTCGCCTGGCTGAGAAATAACAGGGTTAATTCTAGCAGGGTATAGGATATCTCTTTGTGCCTTGTTTGGGTTGTATGCAAGTTTTACTGAACCACGAATCTGTCCTCTGTTGTAACCAGCAGGGGAGAACCATGCGTCAGCAACTTGGTCAGTGTATGCACCCAAACCAGCGATGTCACCGTTCAAAGGAACAAATCTGTATACATCGTTGTATCTGTCGTACATATACTTGTAAC